CCAATATAATTATCTCTAGGTGTAAGGTCTAAAAAATCACTAGACATACAAGTAAGACCAAGATACTTCTTTGTCTTTTTATCTCTAATTAAAAAGTTTAAGTTTCTACCTATATTACTATTGTTTTTCATAGTAGATAAAAACGTTCTCATACCATTCCAGATAGCTGGCATATTGGCACCTGTAATAGATTTCACATCATCACCATCTGTCCATAATAATTCAGGTTCTAAATAAAGATATTCTTCTTGGTCTTCAGGTAACCAGAAGTTATTTTTAATCTCTTGTAATAATGCACCTTGTTCAGGATTTATTAATGTAGGTTTATCGTCAAAAAAACTATTGACTTCTTGCGTAGGATATTTGTCGTGTACTTCACACCACTTTTGATATAAAGTATATTCTTTAACGTCCATTTTAGAGACATAAGATAAATCTTTTACAACTGCCTCTTTTAATGTTTCTGTATCTGGTGCTTGTATTTTTTCTATTGGATTGTGTTCTTGCCAACTTTGCCATTGGTCATCAATAGACATACCTTTTTTCCACGAATAAGCCATAATATATACATTCTATACTAGTTTTTTAAGATTGTCAAGTCTGTCTTGATTTAACTAACTCTGCTCTTTTCAATTCTCTTTTGTACATTTTCTCTGCCTTTTTCTTAGCCATATCAAACTTTAGTTTAGAAACTTTTTCAATAAATGTGATACCTAGTGTGTGGTCATATTCGTGTTGATAGATTCGTGAAAACATACCTTCAAAATCTCTAACAATTTCTTTGCCTTCATCATCTTCATATTGTACTTGTATTTTTCTTGGTCTTTTGATGTTCAAAAATAGATAAGGAAAAGTTAAACAACCCTCACTCATCATAACCTCATCATCACTCTTAAATGATATTTTAGGATTCCAACAGGAGTGTTTTTCACCATTATTTAAACTTAAATGATTGCCCATAACAAACATTCTGAAAGGCATACCTACTTGATTACCTGTAAGACCTATACCACCATACTTTTTCATTGCCATAAACATTGCTTTAGAAAACTCTGCTCTACTTTTAAAGTTAAATTCTTTTAACATATCATCATTAAATGGTGCTATTGTTGATAGTATTCTAGGGTCGTTAGATGGTATTAGTTTTAGTTCTTGTATTTTATCTGTCATATTGTACCTAATTGTGTAAAGTTTTGGACTTTCTCATATTTAATTATATTGGTAAACTTATCAAATAGTATATCACCTTTGTGTGATATAATAAAGATATTTTCTTTTTCTAATGTTTTAATTATTTTAAAGAAATCATCTGTGCCTTGGCCGTCTAATGATGAATCAAATATCTCATCTAATATTAATAGATTGGTATTTGTGCTATTTTTCATTCTAGCAATATCTCGCCAAGTAAATAACAGAGCAAGGTCTATTCTCATCTTCTCACCCTCACTAAAGTTATTATAATTAAATGTATCTCTAAATCTACTTTTTACCGTCTCATTAAACTCTTCGTCTAAATTAAACGATATATAAAAGTCCATTGCTTGTAAATATTTATTAATAAGTGAGTTCATAATAGGCACATACTTTCTAATTATCTGTGCCTTAGCACCTTTATCATTTAGTATTTCTCTTAATATATCTACATAACCTTTTTCTTCTTGTACTTTACTTAAATCTATTTCTGCCTGTTTTAATTTCTCTTTCATATCAACTAGACTTAATTTTATATCTTCTACATCAACATCTTTTTCATTTACTCTGTCAATATCAGATTGTATCTGGTCACTCTGCGTTTTTAATATGTCTAGTGAGGAACCAACCTTTGCTATCTGTAATTGCATATCGGATATCTTCTCTGAAACCTTGGTAAAAGCAGATACCTTTTGTTCTTGTTTTGATATTTCTCCTACAAGCTGGGCTAGTCCGTCTTCTAGTCTGGTGATTGTACCTTTTTCGTGTTCGCATTTATTTGCCTTAAATTGGTCATCTATCTTTTGTGTACACACAGGACAACTATCATTCTCTTCAAAAAACTTCAATGACTTTTTATGTGTCTCTAGGTTTTGTTCAATCTTTGTTTCAAATTTTTCTAGTTCTTTTAATTTCTTTTCAGTATCTTCTTTGCCAACCAATGCATTTTGACTTACCGCTATCGCCTCATTTAAACCTTGTAGTTTTTGAGTATATAATTGTCTGTTTGTTTTATTTTCTTCTAGTTTTCTAAGCGCTACCGTCTGGTTGTCTGTTCCTTTGGCCTCCAGAGTGTTTAAGTATTTTGCTTCAGTTTCATACTTGGTCTTTATTAACTCACATTGGTGCCTCACCTCCGTCAACTTTTTTTGAAGGTCGCTCTGTTGAGAACGTAATATTAAGTCCATAAGACCAAAAACTCTAATGTCAAGTATCTCTTCAACCACTTCTCTTCTATATCTTGGTTTCATCTTCATAAACGGCTCGTATGATGATGACCCTAATAATACTACTTGAATAAAAGACCTATAATTTAACTTCATTATATTTTGTTCTAGGTACTTTTGATAATCTATATTGTTGGCGTCTTGATTTAGTTTCTTGCCATCACAAAAGATTTCAAACAAATTAGGTTTGATACCTCTTCTTACTTTATATTTCTTGGTACCTACTTCAAAATCTACCTCAACTACACAATCGCCATTGTTAATAGTATTGACCATTTGTTCTTTCTTAATAATTCTAAATGGTCTATTAAACAGCACAAAACATAATGCGTCTAGTAAGGTTGATTTACCAGAACCATTAGTTCCTACAATTAATGTAGTTTGAGACATATCAAGATTAATTACAATAGGTAAATTACCACTTGATAAAAAGTTTTTATATGTTAGTCTTTTGAATAGTATCATTATTTAACTGGTTGTGGTTTCATTCTATCATATTCTTCAGGCATAACTCTTGATTCCATATGTGGTGGCATAAAGACACAATTACCTGATACACTAACTCTAGTGCCTTTAGTTTTGAAAGGTATAACACTATGCTCTAACATAGTAGGAAATATCCACATTTCGCCAGGCATTGGAAGATAAGTAAGTTGATTTACGGTCCATTTTGGAAAAGACGCTTCGCCATAATGAAAAGTTAATGCACCTGGTCCTACACTTCTACCTACATATTGGTCTCTTTCTTTATCTAAATCAGGTGTTTCTAAAAATATCACCCAAGTTACCTGTCCGTTATGTGTGTGTGGAGGATTGTATTCATTTTCTTTCATATAATTAATCCACAAAGCAATTAGTTCAAACTTATCTGTCCAATTATGGTCCCACATTCTTTGCTCGTGAGCACAGGAACCTCTTGAATAGGCAGACATATAAGGTTGAAATTCTTTTATAAACCATTCTTTATCTTCTTTACTATATCCTCTTTGGTCATCTATCACACCAGCCAGTTCTTTATTACCACTACCTGGTATTGACTTCATTCCTCTTTCTTTTAATCCTTTTATAAGTCCTTCGTGTACTCTGTATCTTGCCAAGTAAGGACCGAATACAGGTTCACTTACTGGTTTTATTATTCTATCTTCACTCATTATTCACTTGCCTCACTATAAAGTTCTTTTGCAAAAGTCTTTAACTTTTGTTTGTCTAGGTCTGTATTAACTTGGTCAATATAGTTACCTAAAAATGTTAACGTATCTTCTCCTTGTTCAAGTATATCACTTCTTACGGTTACATTTACATCTGACATATCTTCAATAACATCAATAGCGTGAACATCAATCTCGTTATATATTCTGTCCAACAATCTATCATACATATCATTGTCTGATTTATTAGATACAAATAATTTTACAAAGCACTCATTATACTCTTGTAAATCAAAGTTATCGTAATTGTTTTCTTTATCATTATATACTATCTTCTTGAACATTCTAATAGGATTTGGTATTCTTGTTAACTCTCTTGTTTGAGTATCAAAAATATGAAACCCTTTAGGACACATATAGTCTGACCAAGTCATTTCGTATTGTGTTCCTAGATAGTATATCTGTCCGTCATCTGACTTTTTGTGAAAGTGACCAGACAAAACTTTTTCAAATCTTTTAAACATTGCTTTTTCTTGACCGTGTTCATTATAATGGCCGTTATGCATTTCAAAACCTTTTACTTCTAAATGACCCATTGCAATTGATGAGGTACTATTTTTAATCTTTTCAACAGAATCAGTTTCATTATCATCACATATCCAAGGTATGAACAATATTGGTAGACCATCAAACTCCACCTCTGTTGTTTTAGTATATAACTTAGCACCTTTATTAATATCTAAATTTTGTAAAGCATTTACTTCGTTTGTATTCTTATAATAAGTGTCGTGGTTACCTATTATAATATGAGTATCTATGTTCAGTTCATCTAGTTTATTGAAAAATACTTTTTTGAAATTATGTGCTGTGTTATGATTAATAAATTTTCTTCTATCCACCACATCACCTAAATGAATAAGTGTATCAATATTATTTTCTTTTATGTAAGGAAAAAATAGTTCATCATAGAATCTATTTTGATATTTAATAAATGCCGGACTATCATTTCTCACACCAAAGTGAGTATCATTTAACAACGCTATTTTCATTACTTCTTTTTAGTTTTCTTTTTCTTTGGTACTAATTTAGAGTCTTCTTCTTTTGGTAGATTTTGTTTCAAAAATTCTGTGAATTGATTTTTAAATTCTCTGTCTTCACCTGGTTGTAGGGTCATATCATCATAATTAGAATCTGCAATCATTTTTTGTTTAATAGTAGTTTGTTTCTTTTCTTTTTGAATTCGTCTAACAAAAGCGTAATATATAATTTGTGTAAAATAAGCAAAGGGATTATTTGATTTTGAGGGGTCAAAGTTGTCTAGGTATTGTAAACAATTCTCAATACCATCACTTATCATATCGTCTCTGTAAGTATAGTTAATAAAGTTTGGTCTATATGATAGGTGATTCGCTATCTTTAAAAAACATTCACCTATGTAATTGGTAACAGGTGGTTTGTTTCTTTTTTCCCTCTTTGCACGTTTACACATTTTCTTGTATTCCACCATAGCGGCCAAGAATTCTTTGTTGTTAACGTAATGTTCGGGTTTTGCTTTTGTTCTTATTGCCATAATATCCTCATATTATATTATTTTATTAAAAAAGTCAATGTTCGTTTCACACTTGACAATTGAAAAATTTTCTGTATAATGAGCGGTGTAGCGTCTTCAAGAACACTAGTGGATAGTTTTATTATCATCATCTTCATCATCAAATTCTTCAAATATTTCTCTTATTTTTTTACTCTCTTCAGGAGTAAATTCTTTTCTCTGATATGTCTCTTGTTTCTTTTCAGGCGGCCGTATCGTGTGATATTCTTTAGATATAATACCATATTGTGTTGACATTTCTTTGGTTGCCTTTGTGATAGTCATAATCTTATCTTTTGGTATAGTAATAACATTATCAGGTGAGAAATTTACCCAACGTATTAATGCTATATAATCCCTAAAACCAGTAGCGGTAATTTGAGGCACATACTTAATTTGTAATGGCCGTTCTAATCTTAATAAAGGAGAATTATCTGGTAATTGAAGTTCTTTTTGTGGTAAATTACAAACTATGTCATCACCATTAATTAACTTAATTACTTTTATATTAGTTTCTGGTTTAACTTTTTGGTGCATTGTTTATCTCTACGTTATGAATCTCATAATCAAAATCTTCACCGCTGTAAATATTTATCCGTTCTCTAAAGTGAGCCAGAGTATAGTTTTCTTTATCGTTATAAGATAAATCATCTGCGACATCATATAAAGTTGCGTGTGTTTTATTATCCTTTAGTCGTAAACCACGACCAATTGATTGTAAATTTCTTATCCTGGATTTACTAGGACTAGCAAAAATAATGTTATGCAAATTCCTAA